TATAAATATTTCTATAGAACTATCCAAGTTAGGAGAACAAACGATGTCAATCGAACAAAAAATTGCTGAGTTACTTGCTGAATCTAAAGCTAAAGAATCAGCTGAAGAGACTCTAGAAGAAGAGCGTGTGGCACCAACTGGTAAAGAAGGTGGCTCAAACTCTGCTAAAGAAGATGCTGTTGCGGCAGAAAAAGAAGGTTCAAGCGTAGAAGGTTCTAACGCTGTTGAGCCTAAGCATGAGGGTGATAACCCAGATAATGCACGCAACAATGTAAAAGATCAAGACCAAACTGAAGACAATGTTAGCCAACAGTCTAACCCAGCTAACTCTTCTGCGAACGATGCAGAAAAGTCTGGTGCTTCAGTTAAAGGTTCTAATGCAGTTAAAGGTATGAAAGAGGACATGGATGCCTTGTTCTCTGGCGAAGAACTTTCTGAAGAGTTCCAAGCTAAAGCTACTACTATTTACGAAGCTGCTGTAACAGCTCGTGTTAAAACAGAAGTTGCTCGTATCGAAGAAGAATTTGCGGCGAAACTAGAAGAAGAAACCGCAACTCAAATTGAGGGTTTGCTTGAACAAGTTGATGGATATCTCGGTTATATTGCCGAGCAGTGGATTGCACAGAATGAATTAGCCCTAGAAAATGGCATCAAAGCAGAAATCGTTGAATCTTTCGTTTCTGGTATTAAGAACGTGTTCGAAGAGCACTACATTGATATCCCAGAAGAAAAGTACGATGTACTTGGCGAAATGAACGATACTATTTCTTCTCTAGAAGAAAAACTAAATGAGCAGGTTGCTCGTAACGTTGAACTTACTACTGAGTTGAATAACGCAGCACGTGAGACTATCGTTGCAGAAGCTGCTGAAGGTCTTTCTGATGTTGAGACTGAAAAGTTCTCTTCACTAGTTGAAGAACTGTCTTTTGATAACATTGAGTCTTTCACTGATAAAGTTAAGACTCTACGTGAAAGCTATTTCAATAGTAAAACCGCTGAAGTTGGTTCAGTTGTAACTGATTCTCCTGTAGAAGAGTTGACTGAAGAAACTAAAAAAGAAATCGATCCACAAATGGCTCGTTATCTGTCAGCATTAAACCAAAAGTAAAATTTAAAAGGAAACATTAAAAATGTCTACTCAATCACGTCAAGCACTGATGGAAAAATGGGCTCCTGTCCTAAACCATGAAGGTGCTCCTGCAATCGCTGATAACTACCGTAAGGAAGTTACTGCAGTATTGTTAGAAAACCAAGAGCGCGAAATGGCTAAGCAAGCTGAAGCTCTTTTCGAAGCTGCTCCTGCTAACAGCGGTGGTACTGGTATTGGTCTAGGTGGTGCTGGTGCATCAACTGGTACTGTTGCTGGTTTCGACCCTGTACTTATCTCTCTCGTTCGCCGTGCTATGCCTCAGCTTATCGCTTATGATATCGCTGGTGTACAGCCTATGACTCAACCTACTGGTCTTATCTTCGCAATGAAGTCAAGATATGGTTCACAGTCTGGTGCAGAAGCATTGTTCAACGAAGCTGATTCTGATTACGCAGGTACTGGTACTCATTCATCTCCATTGGATGGTTCTACTCTTGATTCACAAACCAATGGTACTGGTCTTGCTACTGCTGACGCTGAGCGTCTTGGTCAAGGTGGCTCTGGTGACGGTACATTCGGTCAGATGGCATTCTCAATCGAGAAGACTTCTGTAACTGCTAAGACTCGTGCTCTTAAAGCAGAATACTCAATCGAACTAGCACAAGACATGAAGTCTGTTCATGGTCTTGACGCTGAAGGCGAATTGAGCAACATTCTTTCAGCTGAAATCTTAACAGAGATCAACCGTGAGGTTGTTCGTACTGTTTACCGTACTGCTAAGCCAGGTGCTGCAGTTGGTACTGCTACTGCTGGTACTTTCGACTTAGACGTTGATAGTAATGGTCGTTGGTCAGTTGAAAAGTTCAAGGGTCTATTGTTCCAAATCGAACGCGAAGCGAATGCGGTTGGTCAATTAACTCGTAGAGGTCGCGGTAACTTCATCATCACTTCTGCTGACGTTGCGTCTGCATTAGCGATGGCTGGTGTTCTCGATTACGCTCCTGCTCTTAACACTTCATTGAACGTAGATGATACTTCAACTACTTTCGCTGGTGTTCTTAACGGTAAGTACAAAGTGTATGTTGACCCATATGCTGCTAACATTTCTGCTAACCAGTACTTCGTAGTTGGCTATAAGGGTGCTTCTGCATTCGACGCTGGCTTATTCTACTGCCCATATGTTCCTTTACAAATGGTACGTGCAGTTGATCCTGACAGCTTCCAGCCTAAGATTGGCTTTAAGACTCGTTACGGTCTAGTTGCTAACCCATTCGTTAACTTGGACGATGCAGTATCAGGCGAAGATAACTTGGCTGCTGATAAGAACTACTACTACAGAAAAGTTACAGTAACTAACTTGATGTAATAAGAGTTAAATCGTC